AACGCCCGCGACACCTTTACACGCGGAAAATAAGTAATCATTATGCTAAAGATTAAGACGAACAAAGGTTATCTGGACTTAGGGGGTGACTTTACCGTACAGATCGACGAGAAATCCCCCGTCATGAACGACCGGGGATCACAAACCGTACCGGTCACGGTTCCCGTCACTGCCAACAATGCAGGGATAACCGGTTTTGCCCACCGGCTCGACATGGGTGTAAAACCGATGAATGAAGATCAGACATGTACGGTATTGGACGGGGTGTATAAACGTACCGGAAAGATAAATATCGTTTCCGCCGGCAGGACGGAAGGAATTACTTTAAATATCGGTTTTGACAATTCGGAAGCCTACAGCGCCTGGAAAGCAAAGAAACTGAACTCGATCACATTACCCAGCATAAGCGGCGGTACCGTTAGCGGTCTTATGTCCTCTATAAACTGGTTCTTCACGGATTCCCATGAAGATTTTGCCATATTTCAAATAGTAGTCAAAAATGATTCCAAGGACGGCACGTATTACCCGCAATACATAAACCGTATCACTTTGGATTCAAACGGTGAATATGCCTTATGCTATCAGGCAAGGACGGAAACACTACTGATAAATGATACCCCGACCGAAACGAGTTTACCGGAAGGGTACGGCGTGGCCCCCTTCTTATACGTGCACCGTGTCCTGGACTTTATATTTTCAGAATTTGGTTATACTATAACCGAAAATCCTTTTAAGACGGACAAGGAACTTTCCAGCCTGGTAATCCTGAACAATGCCGCCGACTGTTGCGTGACGGGTATCCTCAATTATGCCGATTTAATGCCGGATTGTACGATTGAGGACTTTTTAAACGCGCTGTATGTACGTTTCGGACTGGTTTATAATGTCTCTTCCGATACGAAAACGGCCACTTTAAGACTGATCCGGGATATAATGGAAGATGAACCTGCCGTTGATCTGTCCCGGAATCTGACGGCGGAACCCCTTATCAATTATGAAACGGCCCGTCAGATAAAGTTATCGGCCAAAACGTCTTTTACCGGTGCCGCGCCTTCGGTGGAACGGTACGAGGACTATATCAAGGGGAACGAAAAAATGGTTATCCGTGTAAGCCGTTTCGATCCTTCCCAGGCCTCCGTGTGGCTGAACTACGAGAAGACCACCGGCAACTGGTACAAATGGGATTCGGGCAACAAGAAGCATACGTTATCATCATCCAGTTTCTTTAACTGGGACCGGAAGACGGAAAACGTAGAGGACGAGGAGCTGGCGAGCGATGATGAATGCGTGTTTATGGATTTTGCCCCGAACGGCCTTCTTTCCCCGTATTACCTGGCCGGGTATGTGCACCGTTATACCTACCTGAAAACCTCTTCCGATGATGAAGAGGATTCGGAAAAGGAGGAGACGCCGCTTTCCTTCGCTTTCGCTTTTACAAAGGCCGTTACGGAAAGTACGGATTATTCCTTCGGTTCTATTTTACCATACGCTCCGGACGGCGGAGAAATTACGTTAAAAGACGGCAGCAAACATACGATATCGCTTTTATTCCAGTTTGAAGACGGTCTGTTTGCCAAGTTCTGGCAGAAGTATGACGCCGTATTAAGGCACTCTTTTAACCAGGTGGACACAAACACCCTTTTACCGGTTCACCAGCTTATGAAAATGGATGTCTTGACCCCGGTAGCCCTGCGGGGGCAGTACATGCTTCTGGACGGCCTTTCCTATTCGCTTCCTGCGGGTAAACTGGTACCGGTAAACATTACGTTGCGTTCCCTGCGTCTGATCGGTCCCTATAATCTGGATAATGAACAGGGCATTCCCGTGTGGGGCGGTGCTTCCTACGTGTGGGTCGTATATTCTTCCAATTTGCAGAGTGTACAGGCCGGAAGGGTGGAATATTGGGAAGATTATTACCGTTATCACTGGATGTATGCTGTGTACGGTTGCCGTGTATCGAATACGATATATGACGGGTATGTTACGCCGTCAACGGATGAGGATATATTAAAAAATCCGCCCACCGCACAGGATAACATCATAGAAAAAACTTACAAATGTAAGATAGAGGTTGAAATCGAGGTAAACGAGCGTTCCGGCGCGGCCAACTATTTTTGTTACGAAACGGAAGAAGTCGAATACCAGGTAAGGTTTGTCGCATCGAGGGTGCTTAGCTGATCCCGTCCTTTATTCTTCCTTTGATAAACCCAACTTTTGCAGCATGGAAAAGCAGAATAATATCATCCTTGCCCCGTCATCTTCACAGGTGACGGAGCTTTATAAGCTTTGGAGGGAAAACCATGCGGGGCGGCTCTCGGACTTTTACAAGTTCCTGACGTCTCCCACGGATCAGCGTGATCGTTTCCTTTCCGGACTTGAAAATAAGAGTGAGTTTAACGGAATATTCATCGTTAACACCTTTGAATTATGAGTTTGACAGCAAACATTGATCCGACGGAAAACGCCTTTACCGGAAACCCTGTTTATCTTTCGGTAGAAACTACTTCTATGGCGACTTACAATATAATGTATTTCGTGAACTTTGAATTTATGCGTTCCATATTTACCGGTAACGGTAATGGAAGTTTCAAGGTGAATATCGCGGAGGTCCTGGAAACGCTTTTTGTTGATATTCCCCCGTTAACGGACAGTTCCGAGATGTTGATAAGCCTTTCCGATAAACGGTATAACAAGGCGGTCGTCACGATCACCCTTCAAAATGAGGAGGAAGAAACGGCCACTTTGGTTGTTACTGCCTGGCGTGGCGGTATATCCAAACGGGCTTTTAAGAAATTGCATGAAGAAGGTAATAACATCTTTTCTTTGAAGTTCTTGAATGAATCCTGCAATTTCTTCTTTACCACCCGGAGCAATGACTGGCGTATAACGATGCGCGAGACGGAACTTTACCCGCTCTGTTTCATCTATCCGGAGCACGAGCTGAAAATAACGGAACTTCTTACCGGACAAAGCCTTGCAGTACCAGGCACGGCAGGGAATTTCTACGCCTTGAACCTGGAGGCCGTAAGACTTAAATTCTTTACCGATTACGGGGTACTGGCCAACCTTTTTGACGTGTATAGCGGTGAAACGTTCGCTCTCCGGATCGGGATCGAGCAAAGCCCGACGGTCCGCGAGCGTTACCGGCTCCGGTTCCTGAACAGTTACGGGGTTTACGAGGTGTTTTCCCTGGAAGGCGAGGCGAGCGTAACTCCCGGCATGGATGAAGACGAAGACGCTGTTTTCCGGCGTTACGATGAAATTACCGATGATTATTATTCGGATCGCATACGTACGGAGATACAGGAAGCCGTAACGGTTAAGACGGGATTCAAACGCCCGCAGGAAATACGCTTTCTTCTTGACCTGCTTTCCTCCGATGATGTCTACCTGGCAGGTTACGGCCGGGAAGAGATCAAGGTAATTCCTTCGGCGGAAGGGTTTTCTTACCGTGTCCGTCCGGACGCGCCGCAGAACGTGACGTTAAAGCTCACGTTTGCCGAGAAGGAGTCCAACTGGACGGGAGAAATCACGGAAAGCGGCTACCGGAAACCGCGGGTTCATTCCAAAGAGTTCAGTAAACAATTTAATTAATGTATCTATATGGCAACACAGGAGTATATCGATGATCTTATTATAGTCATTGAAACCGCGGAGGACGCGGAAAGCGTTACCAACCAAATGGTGGCGGCGGTTCTTGGCTTCTTGAACGAACACCTGAAACTGGTTTCCCAGGGTAAGGAAATCGAGGCGGAGGAAGCCGCCCGCATTGCCGCCGATGCAGCCTTGCAGAAGGCTATCGACGCCGTTTCTCTACGTATCGACCGGCTTGTCGGCAACAACGCTTCGCAGGCAATCGACAACTTTAACGAAATTCTTGCTTTTCTGGACGGGCTTAAAGACAGTGATTCGCTGGCCGCATTGCTGGCCGATATCAACGCCCGTATCGGCAGCGAAGACGGTTCACAGAGTGAAGACGGTTCCCTTTGGGGAAAGCTGAAAAGTCTGTCCCAGGATATTAGCAGTTGTTCCGAGGACATAAGCACGTTGCAGGCAGACCGTGACGAAATGAAACAGGAGTTGCAGGAAACTGCCGGGCGTCTGTCTTCCACCTTTACCAATGTAAACAACCTCTTGAACGCCGGCAGCGTTTATAGTGATCTGTCGGGGGTGTTTGCAGCATTGAAAACGGCGGGGAAGATTGACGATGTCCGGAAAAACGGCGTGATCCTTTCTTTCCTCACTGCCGACGGCTGGGTGACGAAACAATTTAAAGGCAATCCGGACACGGATTTTGAGAATGTCGAAAAGTGGGAGGATTTCGGCAGCGGCGGTTCAGGCGGCGGGAATACCTATAATGTAACCGGCAGTGTGCCGCTTACGGAAGGTTTCTATACCCTGGCTTCCGCCATTGCCGCGGTACCGGAGAAGTGGCGCGGCCGGGGGCGTGTCATCACCTTTGAAACATCGCTCGGCAAATGGGAGACGTACCAGTTTACCGGAACCGCCCTGGATGCCTGGGACCAGGAGGCGAGCTGGGAAGAGTTCGGCGGCAAAGGAACGGTAAAGAGCGTAACGGTAAACGGCGAGAAGCAGACGCCGGACGCGGCCGGTAATGTGAATGTAAACGTGGATATCCTGGAAGTGGACGAAACTTTGTCCTTAGATTCCACCAATCCGGTAGAAAACAAGGTTGTAACCGCCCGTTTTAACGAGGTGGACGCTTCCACGCTGTTTAATGTAAATGCGGAAGTAAGCGAGGATGAAACATCCGTCCGTCTGTCTTTCCAGAACAAAAGCGGCGCGGAAATTACCGCCGTGGATATCCCGGCCGGTTCCGGTGGAGGTTCCGGCGAAACGGTGGCTACTAAAATTGCCTTAAATGCGGCTGTAGATAATGCGATCATAAAAGAAGGCGGAAACGCCCGTCTTACTTATACGTACGATCACCAATACACCACGGGGGACGAAAAGGGGGAATCTACCGGGCAAAAGGCAGATATCACCGTTACGATCAGGCGTGGAACGACTACCATGTATTCCCAGACGGTCAGCGATGTTTCTAAAGGCAGTTACGAACTGGACCTTTCAAGTTACTTGCTTGTTGGGAATACCGATATTTACGTAGTGGCAACCACAACCGATCCGACTACCGGCAAGAAACAGACCCGACAGGCGTTTACATCCGTGAAGGTTGTCAGCCTTTCCCTTACCAGCTCTTACAATCTGGCCGGGGCCATAGCCGCAGGCGGTTATACCCTGGCCGACACGATTAATATCCCTTATGCCGTGAGCGGTTCCGGAACAAAGGTCGTCACGCTTTATCTGAACGGCCGGCAACAGAACGCGCACACCATTACAAGATCGGGAACGACAAACGGCAGTTTCAGTTTGTCCCCCTCTTCGCTTGTGACCGGCCGGAATACCGTTCAAATGGTTGCCGAAATGGAGGCTTCCGCCGATCTCGTGTTAAAGTCTGAAAGTATCTATATTGATATTCTGAAATCCGGAGGATCGGCACCGTTCATCGGCACGATGATGAGTTTTCCGGACGGCCGTATTTTTACGGAGGACCATCTTGTTCCGCGCTTGGAAGCGGGGCAGTACGAACAGGTAAAATTTGACTTTGTGGCTTATGATCCTGACGCAACGCCGGCTCAAATGGACGTTTACCGGGACGGGGTGAAAACGCAGTCTGTCAGTGTGGCCCGTACTACGCAGACATATACCAACCGTTTTACGGAGCAGGGCGAGATCACTATGAAATTTAAGACGGGGGCCACGGAATACCCGTTTTATATCGACGTAACGGAAAGCGGGATCGACTTGCAGGAAACTACCGCCGGGCTTGTACTGAAACTTTCGGCAGCCGGGCGGAGCAACAGCGAATCCGATCCGGGAGCCTGGGATTATGGCGACATACATACGACATTTTCTGGTTTCGACTGGAGCAGCAACGGCTGGACGGGTGACGCCCTGAAACTTACGGGAGGCGCGAAGATTGAAATCGGGTACCGGCCGTTCTCCACGGATGCAACCACTACCGGGGCTACCTATGAAATGGAAATTCTTTGTTCGTCGGTAACGGACCGGCAGGGGGTGATACTGGACTGTATGGCCGGCGATATCGGTTTCCAGATGACAACGGAGCAGGCCCTTATGCGTGTTTCCGGCGGTACGGAAGTAAGTACGAAGTTTGCAAGTGATATGAACCTGAAAATGGCCTTTATTGTCGGGGCCAAGGCCGGTAAGCGGTTGCTGGAACTTTATGTAAACGGAATCCGTTGCGGAGCGGTGCAGTATGGGGCTACCGAAGGATTACTGCAGGCGGAACCGGTGAACATCCGTTTGTTCAGTGATACGGCGGATGTGGAGATCAGGAATTTCCGTATTTATAACCGTGCGCTTACGGATGATGAAGAATTGAACAATTACATGGTAGACCGGACTACGTCGGACGAAATGGTCCTGTTATTTGAAAAAAACGATGTTACGGGGGACAACGGTACGGATATCGACATAGACAAGTTACGCGCCCAGGGAAAGGCGGTTATGCGAATTGTCGGCGATGTGAACCTTGTCAACGCCACCAATAACAAGAAATTCGAGGTACCGGTCGATATCTATTTTTATAGCCCGCAGGGTAAGGAGTACGATTTTGTAGCAAGGAATGTCGGTCTAAGAATACAGGGTACATCATCCACCACTTATCCGCGTAAGAATTACCGTCTTTATTTCTTGCGCCTGGAAAAATACGGTACCACGCTGGAAGTTAACGGCGTGGATGTGCCGTCCCTTGAATACAGTTTCAAACCGGGAGCACGGCCGATCAGTATATTCTGTTTGAAAGCGGACTTTTCCGATTCTTCCGGTACACATAATACCGGTGCGGTGCGTATTGTGAACGACGTTTGGAAGAGGTGCGGGTGGCTGACACCGCCGCAGGCTGCATATAAGGGGGAATATGACGTACGTATAGGCGTGGACGGTTTCCCTATGGACCTGTTTTATGACAACGACGGCACCGGTGCGAATACTTATCTGGGAAAATACAATTTCAATAATGAGAAGTCGGAAAGTGCGATCATTTACGGTTTTGAAGGAATTGAAGGATTCAACGACGAAGCGGCCCTGAACGGGCAGCGTAACAAATGTATCTGTCTGGAGTTCCTGAACAACTCCGAGGCCCTTTGTCTGTTCGGGACTACCGACATGTCTTCTTTTGATGATGCGCTGGAATTTCGTTTCAAGGCGGACACTACCTGGGCGGATGCACACGAGGACGACAAGGCGGCAGTTACAAGGCTTTGGAACTGGATCGATTCATGTAAGGATGATCCCGCCAAGTTCCTGGCGGAATATAACCAGTATTTCGGTAATGACAGCCCGTTTGCATGGTATCTGATTACCGATTACTTTATGGCTGTGGATAACCGGGCAAAAAACATGATGCTGGCGACTTGGGACTCTCTGATCTGGTATTTCCTTCCTTACGATATGGACACGCTGTTCGGTGTGCGTAATGATTCGGTACTGAAATACGAATATACCATTACCCACGAAAGTTTTGACGATAGTATCGGTAGTTATGCTTTTGCCGGCCATGATTCCGTTTTATGGGAACTGGTACGGTCTTGTCCGGACAAATTGCGTGAAGTGGCGGAAACCTTGCGTAGTAATATGAGCCTTGAATATGTCCTGCAAGTATTTAACGAGGAACAAATGGGCAACTGGTGCGAGCGGATTTATAACAAGGATTCGGAATATAAATATATCCTTCCGCTTACCGAAGGTGTGACAACCGGCAGCGGAACCAGTTATTATAATTATCTGTATGCCTTGCAGGGCAGCCGTTACGCGCACCGTACTTATACCATTCAGA